ATTTATATTTATTTTTATATTTATATTTATATTTATTTATATTTTTTAGAATATTAATTTACATAGTTAGCATAACTTCCCAATTCATTTTCATGAGCAAGAAGATGAACACGCAATGGTGCTTTACGACCAGGGCGCTGAGCACGACCAATAATCTGACGCATTAATCCTGGTTCAGTCTTGTTATAGATGATTAGGTCAGTTGTATTTTCGAGGTTCATTCCACTTGCCGCAAAATGAGCATTGATCATAATTGCATCTAGACCACTTTCCAAATTTTTGAAATCAGTAATAACATTATTAATATGACTAATACTACCTTTAACTGTTGTGTTTCGAATCTCATTCTCTGATAGAATTTGTGAAACTTCAACAAAAGTATTCCAACTACTAGAATATACAAGATACTTACAATGTTCGCCTGTATCTTTCTTTGCTTCTTTGTTGGCATTAATAATATCTTGAAAAGCATGTGATTTTGTGTATCTAGTGTCCTCTTTTGAACCTCCACCTGCATCAGATACTTCTTTTCCAGTAGTAATAATTAGAGAATCCGCTGTAATATTTGCTCTACAACAAGGACAATTCTTTGAAACGGCGAGTGAATTACTGATACATTCAAAGCAGAATGAATTATTACAACATCGGACCAGAGTTCTATTATTAATATCATCACAACAGATAGGACACATTGAAGAATCACTAATTCGTTCCTGTAGATTAGAAATCTGCTTCTTAATACCATCAATCTCCTCCTGATGTTTCTTTAGTGATTCCTTTTTAGCATTCTCACTAGAATAGGTAATAGCCTGAGCAGCCTCGAATTTAATTACGGCATTCTTCATATTCTTTTCAAATTCAGCAGTTACAACACTAATAAGATTTTTGGCATCAGATACTTTTAGGCAACTAATATTATCAATGGCAGCATCAACATCACCAGCATTAAGGAGTTCCATTGCGTGTTCCGGAATAACCCCACTCAATACGGAAATTACAGTTGGACTATTACATTTATGAAGAATGTATCTCAAAACTGGAAGATTAAATGATGATTCTATAAATTGGTCTGAATTACGAATAAATACCTGTGATACAATTTCTTTTCGAAGATTATTTGAGGCTCCAATATCATAACAGATACGACCAGACCAGAGATTACTAAATGAACTAATTGCGTCCCTCAAGAAACCAGCATTAGCAATTTTATTTCTAGCTGGAGCACTTGGATTATGACCATAACCTCCAACGTAATATCCATTAGGATACAATATACTATGATATGTAGCTGTTACCAACCAATAGAATTTTGCAGGCAATTGTCCATTGCTTGGCAAATCAATTGTATCTACCTCATCATAAATAACTCTTGCTACACATTTATTGCCTTTCCAAATATCATCTTCTGAAAATTTCCTAAAAAATTTATTAGAAACCAAAATAATAGGTTTTTGAACCCGATCTTCTGGAAGAACCTTCTCATAATCCGTTTTAAAGGCATTCAACGTTTTAGTATTCTTCACTTCATAAAAATCAATATTGGTATATGTTTTTATTGAATTAGACCACTGACTGAATATAGTATGTGGAACAACGATAACATTAACAGGATGAATTACACTATTATCTTTCTCAGTGTAAGACATCTGGGCCAGAAACTGATTAGCTTCATTACAATTAGATGAAATTCGATTATATCCAAACGTTTTAATTGTATTTGTAAATGAATAGGAATTATCTTGAGTTGGAGGAATGGGACTATCAGCAATCAATCCAAGAATGGTTAGCGTTTTTCCTGCTCCAACCTTATCACAAAATACACCAATTTTAGTGTTAATAAATTTACCATCATCACTAACTTTAATTTTTATATTAGATTCCAATTGTTTTGCCTTATCTATACTTAAAATCTGATGAGGCTTCAACTTTATACCAAAAATTTTACTTTCATCTACATCTGGAAGAGAGTCGGGAACATGAACAGCGTCTGGAATTAGATAATCAAGAATTGGCATTTTTATACAAGAATTTTTTAATAATTAAATTTGATTTAACCGCATTCAATTTTAAAACGCTAATATTTTATAAAAAAAGTTTCTGTTTATGTAGTATCTTTTCTCGACAAATAAAACAATGTGATGCTTCCTTAGTGCATTTACTACAAAAACAATGACCACAGGGAACATTAACCATATCTTTAGGTTTCTCAAGACAAATGGAGCATTCATTAAATTCTTTCTTTTCGTTTTTCTGTTTTTTATTAGCAATTAATAATTCCGATTCTTTATTTTTAATCATATAATCAATATTTTGTAATTCCGTAATTTTCTGTTTTTTTAATAATTTATATAAAAAATTAGTGTCTATATCTTTCTCATTGAGTATGGTCTGGTCCTTACTGACTTCAATTATTATTTTCTCATAAAATACATTTTTTTGTTTTTTTCCATTTAAAAACCTCATAGTTATATTCTATAGTAATAATTTTAAAATGAGACTCACTAGAAATTTTCTTTTTAGAATAAAACACCGCTACTTTAATGAATATTTTCCTAAAAACTCGATTAACTCTAAAGACTTGAAAGGTTCAGTAACTCTTGATAAAATTGTAAATGAATATAATAATCAATCATTATCAATTGAAAGTAGTTCATTTATTTCTAGTGAGAATCAAATGAACAGATGGGGAGCACAAAACAAGGTAAAGACTAGTTATTATGGATTAGGATACTATCCTTCACATATTCCATCAGTTTTAAAAAATAGTTTTTTATCTAACCCAAATTTCTATAGTGCATATATTCCATATCAATCGGAGATATCACAGGGAAGACTAGAATTACAATTTAATTATCAAAAATTAGTGACTAATCTTTTTCAGACCGAAGTATCCAACTGTTCATTATTAGATGAAAGTAGTAGTATTACCGAGGCAATAATATCAATAATATCTAGTGATAGAAAATACAAATCAAGTAAGTTAAAAGTATATGTTGATAGACATGCATTTCCACAGAACAAGGCCGTAATAGAAACTAGATGTCGTTTATTGAATATTCCAGTAGAATATTTGACAATAGACAATAATCTATTAACTAGTGAAAAGTCAAGTAAATATTTTGAAAATGTGCCAAGTATTTTAATACTTCAAATACCTAATAGTTATGGTGGAGTCTATGATAATTCCAAATATATTCTTGACCTAAAAAATAAATTCCCAGACTTAAGTGTTATAGCCTCAACCGACCCTTTAATGTGTAGTGTAGTTGAACCACCGGGTTCATTTAATGCCGATATAATTGTGGGTTCAATGGGTAGATTCGGATTACCTATGTGGAATGGAGGACCACATGCTGGTATCTTTGCATGTAAGGAGAAATATATCCGCCATATGCCTGGAAGAGTAGTGGGAAAATCTAGAGATACTTTTGGAGATGAATGTTATAGATTAGCATTACAAGCACGAGAACAACATATAAAAAAAGATAGAGCATTAAGTAATATATGCACTTCTCAGGCACTATTGGCTAATTATTCCACTTTATGGGCTATGTATTATGGTCCTAATGGTATAACAGATATAGCTAATAATATTCGTGATAAGATAATAGATTTAAGAGACTTCATCAATAATTCAGAATCTTTTAATATAATTCATAATCATTATGAACATGATATTTTTGATACCATTACATTTAACATTTCTTCAGATACTAAATACAATGAATTAAAATATTTATGTGATAAAAATAATATGTTTCTTAGGTTCAATGATGAAGATAGGACTGTGACAATTAATGTAGATGAAACTAAAACATTAGAAGATTTAGATTTTCTAAAATATGAATGTTTAAATTATGTAGATAAATCAGAAAAAAATAATAATGAGTGTCCATCAAAGCACATTTATGATGATATTGTAGTTCCAAGAAAGAGTGATTTTCTTACTGATGACACTTTTAATAAATATAATGATGAACATGCTATTACTAGATATTTGACTTTATTAGCAAATAAGGATATCTCTCTTACTAATAGTATGATTCCTTTGGGTTCATGCACGATGAAATTAAACTCCTCTTATTTATTCAATAGTTTTTTTGATGAAAAATGGGCAAATATTCATCCATTTCAACCAAAATCAGATCTACAAGGTTATATTAGTATGATAGATAAATTGGAAAAATGGTTGGGAGAAATAACAGGGCTACCCAATGTTTCATTTCAATCAAATAGTGGAGCTACTGGAGAGTATTCGGCTATGAATTGTTTTAAAAAATACTTTACAGAAAGAGACGAAACTAATAGAAATATACTTTTAATTCCTGATTCTGCACATGGGACAAACTTTGCTACTGGTAATATTTGTGGTTTTAAAGTAGTGAAGCTAAAAAGCACAGAAATGGGTGAATTAGATATGGAGTATTTTGATAAAATATTATCAAATCACGCTGGAAATATTGCTGGTTTAATGATAACATACCCATCAACATTTGGATTCTTTGAAAAAAACTTTAAAAAAGTTGTAGGTTCTGTAAAAGCAGATGGTGGAATGGTTTATTGTGATGGTGCAAATATGAATGCCTTAATGGGAAATGTAAATTTATCGGAATTGGGAATTGATGCATGTCATATGAATCTTCATAAAACATTTGGAATCCCACATGGAGGAGGAGGTCCAGGAATGGGTCCTATAGCAGTTACTGATGCTTTAGAACCATATCTACCCAATCATCCACTTTATAGTTTAGGACATAGTAAATCATATGGAACATGTGCAGCTTCGCCCAATAGTAGTGCCATTCTTTTAACAATAGTTTATTACTATATTTCTCTTTTGGGGGAACTAGGTATAAAATATGCGTCAGAACAGGCATTGTTGAATGCTAATTATATAGCACAACAATTAGAACCTCATTATAATATTCCTTATAAGAACCGATATGGATTAGTATCGCATGAACTCATTTTAAAAACAGATAATTTAGAGAATGGAATAACAGAAAAAGATATATCAAAGAGACTAATGGATTATGGATTTCATGCTCCTACTATGTCGTGGCCTGTGCCAAAATCTCTAATGATTGAACCAACGGAAACTGAAAGCAAAGACGAAATAGATAGATTTATTCTAGCTATGATTCAAATTAGAAATGAAATTCGTGAAAATCCGGAATTGTTGAGGAATGCACCACATAGTATAAAATTATTATATAAAGACTCTTGGGACTTTCCATATACTCGCGATCAAGCATTCTTTCCTGCGGATTATTTAAGAGAAAATAAATTTAATATACCAGTTTCTAGAGTTGATGATGTTTATGGGGATAGAAACTTGGTTCTAAAGTAGTTAAAATTAAGTACCCGCATATTCTATATCAAAATCTGTTTCAGCAATACTATTCATAGGAATAGCATTAAGTACGGTATATTCCGATTTTTTTTGATACATACTTACACGTTGATTTTTTAAATATATATAAGCATAAGTGCAAATTCCCATAACGTAATAAGTACTTACTAGAATGTATAAAGGTAAGAATTGAAGCATGTTTAATATACTTCGTTTATATTTTTTAAATAAATAATTTTTATTTATTATGGAGTTTCAAGATGTTATTGTAAAGGTTTTTAGTGATTCGGTGAAACCACCCAATTCTGTTAAATTGGAATTTATCAATGACGAGATGACTATGCGAGATGTATTTGAAGCTTTATTGGGTTTTACAGTTGGAGGAATGAAATTGCTTTTTAGTAAAGATTCAGTAACTGTGAATATTGGAGAATTATCAGATGAGAACATTCAAACTATAATAGGTCATATTAGGTCCATAGGATTTAATCTAATAATAACAAAATATACACGCGAAGAATTTTATCAAAACATTTTCCCATATTTTACACCATTTAATAATATACCATATGACCCAAATGAGAAAAATTTAGAAATATTTCAATACAATATATCGGATAATATAAATAATAATGAGTATATTATTTCGTTTGCTAATAGTTTTTAATTAATATTATTATATTAAGTATAAATGCTTTATTGGATATTTGATTTAGACCATACGCTCTATAATTTATCAAAAAGAGAACGTTTTAGTTATAGTAAATTGCATAAAAATACACAATTGAATGCTCAATTATATTTATTGCCCTGTACTAAAATTTTATTTACAAATGGAACTGTAGGTCATGCCGAAACCTCATTAAAAAAAATAGGCATATATAAGCATTTTGAGGGTCGTATATTTGCTAGAGATAATCTTAATTCATTAAAACCAAATATGACTGCATATGAAAGGTTAATAAATGCTGTTGGAATTAGAACTAGTGATAAGGTAGTATTTTTTGAAGATTCTGTTGAGAATTTAATTACTGCAAAAAATTATAATTGGATTACAATACTTATCTGTAAAGGAAGATGTTTATTAGATGAAGTTGATTTTTGTTTTTCAAATATTAATATATCTCTAAACTATTTTTTATCTGAAATATCGAAAAATAGAAATAAAAAAAAATTACTTAATAATTAGATTAATTAGATTAAATAAGATTAAATAGATGCCAACTTGTTTCAGTAAATGTGAAGAATGTGTATATTTAGATATACTACCAATGGAACATCCTATTAATGGAATTTACTTCAATGATTTTAAATTAAATGA